TTAGAGTAAAAATATTAGAGCCGGATGACATTATGCCGACTGTTTGTTATTCTAGAAAGCAGCTTGATGAGGCAGAGTTATATTATATACAGAAATATGACTGTGTAAATTCCGAAGATTATTATAATTTATCTATAGGTGGGACAGGCGGATGGGAACAGTACGATTCTTCTGGAGAGAAAAACGGAATGTACGGCGTGCATAGATTTGGTGAAGAAAACCCTATGTACGGGAAGCATCAGTCGGAAGAAGCAAGAAAGAAAATGTCCGAAGCGATTAAGAACCGTGGTGGCCACTTTGGTGAAAATAATCCTATGTATGGTAGAAAGCAATCGGATGAACAAAAACTAAAAACAAAAATTGCAAAATCCGATGAGTTTGGAAACTATATTTATGTAGGTGAAAAGGCTGTAAATTTTGGAAAGCACGAGACGCATCCTTGTTTTGGCCTGCACTGGTACAATAATGGTATTGTTAGTGTTAAAGCAAAAGAATGTCCAGAGGGGTTTGTTGAAGGAAGACTAATGAAAAATTCAACTTGCCCGTATTGTGACTTTTAGTCAAATTGCGGAAACGTCGCAAAGCACATAATTAAATACCACCAAGGAGCGGACAAATGAATATAGAGCTTAAACTAGACAGAGATTTCGAAAGAAATCTTGAACAATTAAAAATAGAATTCGGGTCGGACTTTGAGTTCCTTAATGGGTGCCACCCAAGCCAGTTGGATTATACTGAGTTCTTAAGCAACTTCGTCAAGAATGAGACATTGGCAGATGCCACCATCGACCCTAACGCGAATGCATCACATAAAGATTTGCGCAGTTTTATGACAGAGAAGGGCAAGGCATCAGATAAGCTTTTTGGTTTAAATAAGATTTTTATGGAAATCAAAAAGATGTGGGGACTGGCCACAGCAAAGAAATGGTTGAAAGCAGAATATAGTAAAGCTTTTTATCTTAATGATTCAGCTACTTCCTCAATGCTCCCATACTGCTGGGCCAATGACCTTACGAGATTGGCGACTGAAGGATTGTTCTTCTTGAACAACTATAACAATCAACCGCCAAAACATTTAACAACTTATTTCGATGATGTAATCGAATTTGTATCTTTCTTGGGAAATAGACAGTCGGGTGAACACACTGCGCCCATTTGCTCCTTTTCTGCTTCATCGGCAGGGTCACTTATTTGTGGCTAACGGGGAAGGCTAAATATGAATAACATACACGCTAATCCCGTGGAACCTATTAAAAAGGAAATATATATAATTAAAAATGATTTAAATAATAAAGTCTATATTGGTCAGGCAATTGACTCTAAAGAGTGGAAGAGCTGTGGTGTGAGAAATTTTACCTACGAACAAGTAACTGAAATTATATATAGACTTAAAAATGACCCGATATCAATAAACAAAATGGCCAAAGAATATGGGGTTAATCCCAATACCATTTATTGTATAAATAGCGGAACATCTAAAAAATATAGACGCGATGAGGAAACTTATCCGATAAGACCTTTTTAATAGCTCTGTAACGACTATCCACGCGAAGTGGAGTAGGGCTACTATTGATACGTAGCTCGAAAGAGGAGTACTATCACCAATAGTGTGGGTGATAGCAAAATATAGTCTGGCTTTATGGAAACATAAAGATTTACAACCAACGGCAGTTGGATTGCCCAACGTATTAATTTGGGCATATTATTTCTGGAAGAAAGATGTAGAGGGCGGATATTATATGAAGGACCCCGATTATTATCTCCGCCAACAGTTTCAAAAATTCATATTCAGAATAAATCAACCATTCTTGAGAATAGACCAATCCGCGTAAACTGTTTGCGCCTTTATTGAGTAATCAATATAGAAAACCTCGTGAACTGCTGAAAAATCTCGACTGAGACAATTAGCAACCAAGCCCTTTATGGGAAGGTTCAGAGACTATCCGGAGACGGAGTACACTATAAGCGATTGATAGTGGAAGTGCGAGGGGGCCAGTCAATCTGGCTCGTGATATAGTCCATTCCATATAGCGATATATGGCAGCGAAAACGGCAGTGGCTTAGCGACCCACTGTGAATGCTAAAGTTACAAACGTGTCTATTTTTGATAGAAGGTATATTGAGTCATTGTTTGGGGGTGTTGAATTCCCGGATGGTTCTTTTGCGATTGACCACGTAGAAGATATCATCGAAGTACAAAAAGTGTTTATGGAAGTGGTGTCCGAAACCAGAGAAGAACAAATGTTTACTTTTCCGGTGCTGTCATACTCTCTTCTGTATGTTGATGGCAAATTTCAAGATGAGGATTTTGCAAGATGGTGCAGCGACCACAATGTCAAGTGGTCAGACAGCAACTTCTTCGTAAGTGATAATGTCGGAGTTCTTTCAAACTGCTGCAGACTTCTTTCGGATACCACTAAGCTCGCCGGATTCCAGAACTCCATTGGCGGCAGCGGATTATCGATTGGGTCCTGCAGGGTTAATACGATTAATCTTCCGAGAATTGCATATGAGTCCAAGTTAAATAAGAAAAAGTATTTGGACATTCTAAGAGACAGAGCTTTATTGAACTGTAAGGTTCTGGCATCTATGAGACACATCCTTAATAGAAACATTGAAAAAGGATTGCTGCCAAACTACCAAGATGGAGCTCTTAGTCTGGATAACCAGTTCTGCACGCAAGGCATCCTAGGACTGTATAATGTCATTGATATGTTCGGAATGATTGAGACTGATGAATTTGGAAATAAGTCCTATTCAGAAGAAGGCCTCAAATTCGCAGAAGAGATTATGGATACCATCAATGAAGTCAAGGATACTTTCGAATGTGACTTCACAATGAATGTGGAACAGATTCCAGGAGAGAATTGCGCAGGTGTTATTTGCCAAGCTGATAATCTTATCTATGAAGATGACAGATATTTCATCTACGCAAACCAATGGATTCCATTAACTGAGAAGTGCACAATCAAAGAGAAGTGTAGACTTGGCCACGTACTGGACGAGAAGTGTGGTGGAGGATGTATTTCTCACATTGATATCCAAGGAAGATTTGCAAATGAAGACCAGGCCTGGGAGATGCTGAATTATGTTGCAAGCCAAGGCGTAATCTATTTCGCATTTACAACAAAGATTAGTGTATGTGAAGACAAGCACGCTTTCATCGGATTAAAAGAATGTCCAAAATGTGGAAAGCCTGTGGCAGATACATATGCTAGAGTCGTAGGGTAAACAGTGGTGTGTATTGCCCAATGCAACAGCAATGTTGTAACGCGACGGTAAATAAGAAATCCCGAATATGCGGGGAAGCCCTTAGAGCTGTTAGAACCAGGGAAACCGGTAATAGCCTAACAGATTGGGTAATCCGCAGGCACGTAACCAATCGGGCCCCAACGACTACCAAGGGATATCCTACAAAGGATAAAGGTATAGTCTATCCCGTTAATATATGAAAGTATAAGAGAGGTATAATATAATGATTTTTTCAGAAGGAATGGTGTTTGGCGGAAGGACCGTATTACGTGCGAACTGTGAAGAAAATGATTTTTTAAGTATTGGAATTAGAGTACCAAATCGTATTGATAAATATGTGCTCGGAAAATGCAATAATTGTGGGCGCGTATTACCTACCAGAAAAGCAGATTTAATAAAACATCCGCCAAAAAGATGCATGTATTGTTCCAATATTGGAAACCATTTCAGTGTTGAGACAAGTAGAAATTCTTGGAATGTTGTTGGAGATACTGCTTATTGCAATGTAGAATACTCTGGCGTAATAGTGCAATTTTTTGTAGACTCAGATATGTATGAAGAATTATCATCGTATATATGGAGAATCAGTAAGAAAAAAACAAAATACTATGTCACTACTGGTTCTGGGCACAAAGGAACTTTAAAGTATTTACATAATATTGTTGTAGGAGATGCACCGGAAGGCCTGGAAGTAGACCATATAGATGGCAATAGTCTCAACAATAAAAAGTCTAATTTAAGATTTATTTCACACATAGAAAATATTCATAACATTAGAGCAAATAGAATCGACAATCAAATTGGAATACGTGGTATTTCATTTGATTCTAAAAAGAAACTTTTTGTTGTAGACCTTTCCTTCAATAATCATAGGTATTATGTAAAACCGTGGAAGACACTTGAACAGGCAGTTTGGTGCAGGCATATTTTTGAAGATTATTTTAATTTGCCAATGTTGAATTATAACCCACTGTTTGAGCAGTATAATACCTTACAAGATAAAGAAAAAGAAGAAATCAAAAATTATACCTTAAGTAAAATATTAGGAAACTAACGGTATTAAAGTTTACACACCGGTATCATCATATCAGAAGATACGTAAGAAAGAGTTCGACCAGAGAAAATGGTATAACGCCGCCGCAATTAACGAGTGGATGTAATACCTTCTTTTACCGACAGCGAGGTACATTTATTTGTGCCCCGCTGCCTTTTAATAATTGCAATGATAGGATAGAAAGTAACAATTTTAGACGAGAACAGCTTTTGGTATTTACACTGGGGAGTCGTAAAACACATTAATCCAGAATCATATGTTGTATAGGTTATGGGAACAAACATTCAGGAAGAGTTCCCAAGGAAGTTAATTGATAATCAGGACCATTAGTATGATTTCGAATGGTTTGAAAACACCCTTTTAAATACCGACAGCGAGGTACAGAAAATATGAAAGTTTTATTTATTGTTGATGAGGATATAGTTAATTACAAAGAGGCATCCATGTTTATTGGGTTTCCTTTCTGCTCGTGCAAATGCGATATTGATAACGGCAGCACAGTATGCCAAAACGATATTCTTAAAGACCAGCCACTAATCGATATACCAGCCGAGGAATTAGTGAAGAGATATCTGGAAAACGATATTACTCATGCAATCGTCCTTGGCGGGAGAGAGCCTTTTGATTCTCCTTTTGATTTAATCACACTTGTTGACACTCTTAGGAACATGTTCTCGTGCGATGATACAATATGCATCTACACAGGGTATGACAAAGAAGAATTGGAAGGGTACCACGAAAAGACGTACCCTGGAATTAATTATGAGAAGCTGCACGCATGTTATGAACAGCTCAAGAGATTTAATAATATTATCATAAAGTATGGTCGGTATATTCCCGGTCAGCCATCACACGCAGACCAGGTCTTGGGGGTCCGCCTTGCCAGCAGCAATCAGTTTGCTGAGATGCTGCAGTATGAGGGCTAATTTGCCTATTAGCACACTTTTAAATAATTGTCAAGTTATAATCGGCACTTGACAAAAAATATTTTTTGAGGTATATTATACACATGACAGTAAAGATTGCGCGGCGATTGGCCGAGGATATTATTAAAAAAGCAGGGATTGAATGCAACGTTGGCATCACTTCTGATTCGACCATTGGGGTGAAGACTGATAATTCGTTCGCACTAAATGACATCAATCACCTGCTGCAGGAAAGCGGATTTCACCTGTACGCGAAGAGAATAAGTATGATGGGAGACGTACTACTAACTTACTCGCATCCCGAAATAGACGAGGATGAACAGGTAGAAATAGAATCAATTCTTTATTGACAGCGAGGTACATAAATGCCGCGAGGTAAGAAAAAAGCTGCACCGAAGAAGGCAGTAGAAGCCCAACAGCAAAAAGTTATTGTTCAGGAAGACATCATTAATAGAGAACCTTTCCTGGCAAAGCTAGAGTCCAAGAAGTTTAAACCAATAGTTACTAATGGTGTTGTATACATACACATAAAAAGAACAGAACTTGACAAGATGGACAGCATTATGTCAGAGATGGAAAAGTATTGCAAGGAAGTTAATTACAGGGGCTCATATGGGGTTACCGCTGCTAATCAGGGAGGAGAATAACTAATGACTTATTTAATGTACAGACTCGATGACAATGTCACATCAGACTACGCGGAATATCTCGAGAAGAAGGATAGTTGTTTAATCGCTTATCCGTTCTATGTCGAGGACAACAGGTGGAAGGGGAAAATAACTACCGAGCCGATTGCCGAAAGGTATGATGAAATTAAATATGGGATTCACATCCCTGTGGAATACAAAGCGCTGGCGTAAAACCCGGCGCTATTTTTTTGCCCAATTTTTGTTGATGCTGCCGGATTGATGCTCAGACATAAAATTGCCTATTAGCATACATTTAGTCATTTGTCAAGTTATAATTTACTTTTTTATGAAAAAATATTTTTCATTTTTGACTTGACTTTCTTTCGATTATGTGCTAATAAGCAAACTACATAACCTGCTGCCAGGCAGTATCCAGGAGAAACTTTTTAAACTTTTTTCGAAAAATACTTGACAAACGTTTTTCATTGAGATATATTATAAGGGACAAGACAAAATAAAAACAAAGGAGGAAATAGTAATGAATACTAACTTGTCAGATTTAACTAAAATAGTAAAAGTATTAGAACCTAAACTTAAGAGAGTAGAATTAACAACTAATCTTGTTAAGTATATTAAGGACAATGCTTTTGACGAGTACGAGGCGAGGGATTTTTTAATTGACTTCTACGGGCCTGAATGTTCCAGAGATTGTGCCCACTGCAAAGAGAGATGCTACAAACCGACTGTAGCAAAGGCAATCTTTAATCTGGACACGAGCGAGAAGTTAGCAATCTTTTCACCGCAAGCATTAGAGGAATACGATTATTAAAAAAGTTTTGAAAAAGACTTGACAAACGGTGAAATTGGTCGTATAGTAAGAGTGAAAACAAAAAGGAGGGATAAAAAATGAGTTTTCATACTTGGAGTTATACGGGAATTGGATTTGATGTTGCAGAAGCAAATAATGATGCTATCTTCAACTTCCTTAAGAATCACGAGCAGTCCATTGCGGAGTATCTTCGTGACGACATTATGGCAGTCGTAAATGATGAAGAGCCAGACTTTGGGGAGTTGTTGGAGGTAAATGACACTTGTACTATCTCAAGTATTATTGCCGACATTATGAGTGCCGAAACTGGGATTGGATTCGACTACATTGGAATCGGAGATGATGATGAGGACGCGGTTATGTTCCTTCCCTGCTTTCCGTGGGAGTATTCGGATAAGGAAAGAGCATTGACGAGAGAGGAAATCGTTAAGACTATGACTTCTTACGCACAGGAACTTTGTCTGCGAGTTGATACGGATTTAACCGTAGAGATTTCTGGTTGATAAAAGAGAGGTGTAAAATGGGGAAAGAAAAAGTTGAATATGGATATAGCATTCACGGTGGGAAATGCCAGTCAGCATTCGCTCTCGACAAAGAGGGTCTTGAGAACATTCTCTTAAAAATCATTTATGGTGAGGAGATGAGTGCTCTGAAGCGGCTGTATAGTGAGAAGACAGTTAATGCGATTCTTGATGGGTTCGAAACTTATCTTGCAGACCACTATACGAGAACTAACCTATTTAAAATGGGTGTTTATGGGAATATAAAAATCGTTGATGATTTCATCCGTCATATCGGGGATTATGTGGACAGTGAATTTATTACAACAACTGTTTATACATTTACCGAAGAGGACGAAAAGCAATTCTCGGAAATCGCCAATGAAAAATAATAAAAGTTTTTCAAAAAAACTTGACAAATGCAAAAAAGCAGAGTATAGTATAGTTAGAAAACAAAAGGAGGAAACAACAAATGAGAAAAATTAACTTGAGAAGTGCAGAGAGTATGCTTTCCCTCATTACGAGTGGTGTAGACCTGTATTGCGAAGATACAGAAACCTATGTGTTTCTGTATAACGAGGAAGAAAGCATCTGTGTCTATTACGGAATTGACAAAGAGCAGGCAGACGAACTCGAGGCGGAAGCACTTGCGAATGACGAGTATTGGGCGGCATACCTCGGCTGGGGTGGGCATATCATTGACAGCGATGAGTGGTATGCAGAAAGAGGTGAAGAGCGTCCAAAATGGATGGAAACTCCTCTTGAATGGTGCGAGAAGAACTATAACGGCAACTGGGTTGTATGCGGTTGCAGTGAGGTTAAAGAAAATTAAAAAAGTTTATAAAAAGACTTGACAAGTAGATTAAAATAGTGTATACTATTATTATGAAGGAGGTAATAAAAATGCACGACCCGAAAACAATTTTGAAGAACTTGGAAGAGAAGATTGCAGAACTTGAAACAAGAAGCGGTAGGTTTAAGTGGCTGTACATTGAAGATGTGTACAAAGACCTCGGAATCTTTGACTGGTGGCTGGATAAAATCAGCATCACACAGTTGAGGAGTATGCGCTCATTCCTTAAAACGGCCATTGAACTTGGCTATACTGGCTATGCTTGTTTTAAGGTAGGAGCGGCGGGATGTGCTCACGGAATGTGGGCGAACAAAAAGGAAAGCACGAATGGGTACAGCCCAGACGGTGCTTGTTTGTTCCATTCTTTCCGCAAGGGCGACAATTACTGGTGCTATTGCAGGGACAACAATACGTGGAATAATACGGAAATGAGCACTGCTGAACTGAAAGCGGCGCTTGCTAAAGAAGCAGAGGGCGGTAATTAAGCCGCCCCTGCAAAATAAAAACTTTTTAAAAATAACTTGACAAAAGACTTTACTTGCAGTATACTATAGTTGTGAGCGGGTAATACCCGTACAAAAAGAGGAGAAACAAATGCGTTTTGATGGAACGAATGAAGAGATGCTTGACGCTCTTATGGAGAGGGTGCGGTATTGGACAGACGATGAGGATACAATCGCTTTATTCGAACAGATGTACGAACACTGCATCAACGAGGGGTTTTATTCTGGAAATGACTTTGATGTGCAACTTATCGTTGATAACGACTACATTAACTGGTGTGAAGTTGTTGAAGCAGGAGACGACGGATTTGAAGATGTTGACAGAGCGTACAATAACGGAGAGTGTGATGTAGACGGTAAGTGCGTAATCGAGGCAGAGTATGGCGGAAAGTATCTTGTGAGGTGGTAATAATGACTACTATTTTTAATGAGAATGGGGTAGAAGTAAAACTGACAGGGCGTACCTACGATTTCTTTGCGGTCGTAGAAAACAACAACAAGAAAAAAGTGACTGTTAGAGATAAGGCAGGTTTTCTTGAAGACCTTACTATTCCTGCAGGAGACTGGGTTGGCCTACTCTATGATTTAGAGGGGACTTCGTGGGTGGACAAGTTCGAGTATAACGAGGTTGATATTTTATAAAACTTTTTTGAAAAAAGACTTGACAAATTAGAAAACTTGAAGTATAGTATAAGTGTGAGGTGAACGAAACGGCAGTGGAGCCGAGACCACTATAAAAAGAAAATGGGCATAGAATTGGCGGCAATCGGAATGGCCCGTACCGCAAGGGGAACCTGGGGGAGCGTACTCGTTGAGACCCCGAACGTATTGGTACGCATCCCCGTATATAAAAAGGAGGAAAAGAAAAATGTTGAGAATTACCTACACGCCCGATGAAGATGTAAGATTCTATTATGTCGGTGCAGAAGAGTGCGGTGTTGAGTTTGCTATTGGCGCAAATAAGAGCGTTGGCGAGTATGGCACGGAAGAAGAGAATCAAGAAGTTGAGAACCCCGATAACTATGTTTGCGAGGAACTTTCAAACAGAGACCTGTTGAGTGAGATTGAGATGCTCGTGAACAACAAGAACTTCGAGGCAAGATACAACGGAGCAATCTTAACTGTCACGAGTTATTAAAGGAGGGAATAATGACTACTAACAAGTATTGGGTTTTCTTGGAGGAACTACGCAGGAGCGGTAAAACAAATATGTTCGGTGCAACTCCGTACCTGCAGTTAGAGTTTGGGCTATCACAAAAAGAAGCAAATGAAATCTTGCTTAACTGGATGGAGAATTATAACCCAGAGGATTACGAATAATAGGAGGAGATTGAAATGAGTGCAGAGTTTGAAAGTGGATTTTTTGTAAGACAGCCAGCGTGGCACGGTCTTGGAACAGTGGTGCAGGAAGCACCGACTAGTGAGGACGCTCTTCACTTGGCGGGTTTGGATTGGGACGTTGTTCCCCACCCTGTCAAAGATGCGGAGACTGGTCTGATTATTCCGAACACATTTTCGAATACACGTTCGAGCGATAACAAGTCCCTTGGTATTGTCACCGACCGCTATAAGATTGTTCAGAATGTGGATGCGTTCAGATTTACGGACGAGATTCTTGGGGGAGATGTGCGATATGAAACCGCTGGTTCACTTAAGGGCGGAAAAACGATTTGGCTTTTGGCACGACTTCCAGAAACTGAAATCTTGGGAGATAAGTTCGAGCAGTATCTCTGCTTTGCAAACTCCCACGATGGTACTGGTCGAGTTCGTGTGTGTTGCACTCCTACGCGAGTGGTATGTGCAAATACTCTTGCGGCGGCTTTGCAGGGAGCAAAACGTTCTTGGTCAATGACACACGCGGGAAACATCGAGTATAAGATGGATGAAGCGCACGAAACACTTGAACTTGCTGGGAAGTATATCTCTCGTCTCGCCGTTGAAGCGGAGAAGATGGCTCTTGCAAAAGTTTCGGAAAGCGACTTCAATACATTCATCTGCAACCTGTTCCCGATTAACGAGAAAATGTCTGACAGGCAAAAGAACAACGCGCAGACGAACAGAAGCAATCTCATCCGTTGCTATGGTGCTGACGACTTGGCGAACTTCGTCGGTACGCAGTGGGGAGTGCTGAACGCAGTGTCTGACTTTGTGTGCCATACACAGCCGACGAGAATGACGGAAACCTACCGTGAAAACAACTGGGGGAAGATTATGGAAGGACACCCCGTGTTCGATACGGCTTACGACCTGCTGAAGGCAATGTAAGCAGGGGTGCGAGGTACAGATGGGGAGTGTTAAACTCCCCTCTGAAACCCCGACAGCGTGGTACAGAAATAACACTTGACGAATCGACTTATTTGAGATATACTATAAATGGAAGGAAGGTAAACAAGTGTTTGAAGTTCGTTATGATTTTATGACAAAAGACAATGGTGGAGTTGTTATAGAAGAATATCGCTCGGAGTTTTTCGAACAGGATGACGGGGAAGCCGTTGCGAATCTTTTAGACGAATTAGAAGATGACCCTTCTGTTTTCTGTGTAGAAGTTCTTGAGAACGGAGTGCAGACATATCTGGACTTAAGAGATAAAAACAGAGTTGAGAGTTTTATCAAATCTTCATATTAAAAATTAGCACTTGACGAAATTGAAAATTAGGAGTATAGTATAGGTATACGAAAGAGGATTGCTAACCCGACCCGTTTTCTACCTCCTTTCGACGGTCCATCGGTTAGAATATAAATGAGGCAGAACACGCCTCGCCCCACTGCTTGCAGAGTTTGAGCGGTGGGGTTATTTTTTTACCCAGACTACGAAGACCAGGTTTCGCTCCATCAGATGCTGCATGACATCAAATTTGTCTATTAGCATACAAGAGAGAAATTGTCAAGTCAAAATCTAAACTATTTTATAAAAAATTTTTCAAAAAAGACTTGACAAACGCCCACTACTGGGGTATAGTATAGGTAGGATAACGGAGGAGGTAAACAAAATGGATACGAAGTATCAGGTTACAATTAACACTTTAGAAAAGATGCAGGAGCGCGTTACAGTATGGTCGAAGCAAAATCTGTCTGACTTTAACCTTTCAATTACTGCCAATGCTAATGCGAATCCGTCAGAGTGTCGTGCTTATGCAAAGCAGAACGGAACAGTCGATGGCGGTGTCAGAACTCTTGATTTTGTTGCGGTAGAAATTGAAATCATCAAACTGGCAGACGTGCTGTTCCATCAGTACAATGTTGTAAAGTCGGAACTCGATAAGGAATCCGAAGCCCGCGCACTGGAGGAGTTTGAGAGAGATTTGGTTCGGCTTGAGGAGTATGCCAACTTCTCTTTTGAGAAGTTCTGGAATAAATAAGGAGGATAAAAAGATGTTAGTTAGTTTTAATTTTCAACACGCAGACATTGCTCTGGTGGATGTTGCTTCAATTGAGGCCGTTGGAGAGTTGTTCCACGCCTACAGAGTCACTTCAGTCACTGGTAAGAGTTACTATGTGGAATCAGACAGGAACATTGTCAGAAGTATCGTTTATGCACTTAACAATAATACGCCTGTAAAAGTTTTAGAGGTAGATTGTGAAAGTTTTGTTGCAGAATGACTTGACAAACCGTTAAGATAGTAGTATACTATCAGTAGAGCCAAAGAAAAAGGAGGGAATAAAAATGGCTAACTGGATTGTATCTTATGTTGAAATTAAAGCGGACGAGGATGCTCTCGAAACGCTGGCGAATGAGTTTGAAGAAGCATTTTCTTCTAACCCGTTAAATGCGGACTGGGGAAACGAATCTCTCGTTAATCTCCTGCACCATATTGGGTTGAGCGACGACGAGTGCGCTTATGGAAAAATCGGTGCCCGTGGGTGGTTGAGCGAAGCGCAGTACGAAGATGACTGTATCTACCTTACTGTAGAGACGGCTAATTATCCGCAACTTGTCTGCATTGACGAGTTCTGCAAGCACTTTGTGGGGGATGGTAATTACGATATTACCTATACGGCGGAAGATACGAACACTGGTCTCTTTTGGACGAATGATACCTATGCTCGGGGTACAGTGTATGTTGATGGGTTTGCCCTCGATGACACTCGGTTTGCTAACATTAGGGATTATACCGACACCAAGTATGAGACGGTTGTTGAGGAACTTATGAAGTTACTCGACATTAAAGAGGACGCATCTTTGGAGTTTCTCGTGAATAAGGCGAATAAGGTCATTGAGCAGGAAGCAGAGGACGAGGATGCTTACTTGGAAGTGTATCCGTACAAGTATGTGGCCATTGGGGATTTGAGAAATCTTACTTTCGGGGTGGCGTGATGAATAACACTTGTGCTATTAGTTATAAGGATTTGGAAGAGTTACTTATGACTGGATTTGTTTGTACAATCCCGTCTGTCAGAACCCTGTGTGTTGAAGCCCGTAGAAAAATGATTCTGCGAGCAACCGATTCTAACAACAACTTCTCGCTTGCGAAGTATAAGGAAATGCTGGAAAGATACTCTATCGTTCTTCCAGACGATGAGGGGTACACGGAAGTAAACGAGGCGTTCCAGAACTTTAACCCGTTAGCGGACTATAACTTTGAGTTTCTCGCGGCGGCAGGGGCTGGGTATGCAGTGCTGTGGAAACGGGAACAGGGAGGTACACAAAATGATGAGGTTTGAACTTGTTGAACCTGAATGGACAGACGAGGAGTCTATCTGTTTCGAGTTAATCGAGGGAACTGGTGAACTCATTAACCTGCTAGATGAAAAGAGACTTGAACTAGGTTTTACGGATTTAGTGAGAGACATTGAAAACGATGTGTACTATGACTTCTATTTGGAGTATTGTCCAAACAAGAAGTTTGAAGTTTGGGGTGGTTGCAATCACGGAGAGAAAGATGATTGGCACTCTTACGACATCGTCTTATCTGCAGAAGATGCAGAGGAATTAAAGAAACTTGCAGATATTGAATATGCAAAAGTAGTAGAATTGGAAGAGGAGGAGAGAACAAATGAAGAAGCATAAGAGCATTACGATTAAGATTCGGAAACGCCCGCGCAGTGGGAAGTAAGATTCTTTAGTCGTTTTAAAATCTCCTTATAATTTTTTTGGGGACATCACAGTCATTGTACTGTGGTGTCTTTTTTTGTTCAGATGCAGCACCGTCCGCCGGAACCCTTCAGACTGTGGAAATTGCCTATTAGCATACAATCAGTAAAATGTCAAGTCAAAACAAGAAAAATATTTTTTTTAATTTTTACTTGACAAACCATTTGACACGGTGTATACTATAAATAGAAACTTAAGAAAGGTGTTTTTGATATGTCTAACATTTGCAGGAGCAGGGTCTGGATTAAGACTGATAAGAAGCAGGAACTGGCTGATAGATTTAAGGAGAATCGTCAGTGCATGTTTTCGGATGTTATTCCCGATGCGGACAGGGGCAGAATTACCTATATGGGCGAAGATAAGTACGGGAGAGTAGAGTTTGATGTGGAGAGCAAGAATAACCCGCAGTTCCTTCCATTGGTTAAACTTTGCAATGATACCATCGGAGACGGGTATGAATTAACTTATTATGCGGAAGAACCCAACGAATTAATCTTCCTCTCTAACGATGACTATTTCCTCGGCCATATCTGTTTAATTGGTGAAATCCCAGAGATGCTAGAGATGGGAGATTTTATCAATAAATATAATTATGCTGATGATGATACCTTGAGAGAAGCCCTTAAAAAGGAACTCGGGTTTGACTTACCTCTTGAAGATTTAATGGAGCAACTGGAGAATCTGGTCATCCTTGCAGGTGGGTACATTGAGCATTACTATATTGAGTATGAACCTGCCGAAACTTTTATTTAATTTTTTTCAAAATAACTTGACAAATGCCGAGAACTGGGGTATAGTATATATAGAAAGAACGGCAGGTACTGTCGAACGAAAGCGAGGAAAGTTGAATGAATAAGTTTAGTGTTGAAATGACGGAAAAGGCAAAAATGAAGAACATCATTTTTACCGTAGAGGATTTGGAAATCGGAAATGAAGAAGTTAATTGCAGTGTGACTTCTGTTCTAATTGACGGAGTGGAGTATCAGGGTGAATATGTGACTTGGGCAGGAAGAAATCTTGATAATCTCGACCTATTTGAAGATATCTTAAATATCTATATTAGGGGTGGAAAGTTCTTTGTTAGGAGTTTCAGCAAAGAGTGGTCTGTTTTTAATTCGTTAAAAGACAGTGCCGTTAAAGAGAATGGGATTATAACAGTTCTTCCAGTAGTCGAGTATGGTTGTGTTGACAGATACGAACTGGAACTCGCAACTGACAACTACCTATTCTATATCGACTTTGGTTCGGATTTCCTTATGCTCGATACCGATGGAAATGTGGTCACTGATGTTGAGTTTTTCTATACGGACGCTCTCTATGATGAAATTGCAAGTATTGCAAAGGGCGAGACCGTGTGCCACTATATCAGCCCGTCCCTTAAAGAATGGGTTAATAGTGACGAGGGCAAGACGGAAATTAGTGATGTGCTTGGCAGTGAGTACAATACTCTAATTCGTTCAAAAAGATTTTGAAAAAGACTTGACAAACAAGTGTGGTAGTGTTATACTATAAGTGTCGATAGGGAAGTACATAACTTCCCTGCCATCAAAAAAAGGAGGGAAACGAGATGGGACTTATTAGCGCAAGCCAGTTAAGTGCAGTTACAAAAGAGGACATTGTCGAGATGTTCTGCGATGATATTATGCAGTATATCTTGAAAGCAAACTCCTATGGGAATAGGGAAACCTGCTTTGACAATGCGAGTGTCGTTCGGGTAAAGAATGGCGAGGGGGATTATACATACTACCCCGCCTACAAGTTTTACAAAATCGACAATAGACATAAAATGAATTATGTTCGTGTTCCATTGGACGATTACAGAAGTGAAGTAAAAGCAAAACTTCGCGCCGCTGGTTATACTGTTAAACCTACTGGCTATATCGGCGGTGTGTGGCAGACAACTGAAAGTGTTGTTTGGTAAAGGGGGTTAATTATGAAAGTTCTTACTGTAAACGATTTGTACAAGTGTTGCTTGGCAGAAATCTCAAGTGGAAATGGGAATAAAAAAATTCTTCTTGCTGACGACGAGGAGGGCAACGGGTTCCACGAGATGTTCTATGCTTTTACAAGCATTAACAAGTATATGGACGGAATACCGCTTGATACGGATTTTATGAATATGCCAAGTGACACGACTGATGCTACTCATATCATTCTTGGCTAATTAAAATTGTTAAGGACGAGGCGCCTATTTGGGGCACCTCGTTTTTTTTATGCTTGAAAATCTCTTGATGCTGCATGATTGCTGCTGACGCCAGAAATTGCCTATTAGCACACTATTTACGATTTGTCAAGTTGAAATCACAAAAACTTTTTAAAAACTTTTTGAAAATAACTTGACAAAAGCTGTGGCTAGGAGTATACTATAGACAGAACGGAAAGGGAGGTTGTTCAAATGAACAAGATTAAAATCAACTACAACGACTTGGAGTACATGCGCGATAGAGTAGACTATCTGTGCAGGGGTATGAACGCCACGGTTAAGATTTATTCGAACCGTGAAACTGGAAGCATCGGTGCTGATGTTGAAATTATCAGTGTCCCTATGGTTAATCCGTATAAGGCGAGAAAGGTTGCTAAAGACCTGCTCGTTGCCGCTGATATTTGCGACTATCTCGGGGAGACCTATATGCTCGCTGACGGGAGTAGTTACTACGACAAGAGAAGCATCGACGGGGCAAAACTGTATGCAGACCTCGATAGGATTATTTCTAATTCTTCAGTTTTGTATCAGTTTTAACTTGACAAATGGCTCTGTTTAGAGTATAGTATAGATAGAGCCAAAAAGGAGGGCGCAAGAATGAACATTAGAGATGCAGTAAGGCAGGCGAAAAAAATGGGAGAGTGGAGCGTTGTCGAGTATGAGCCGACGTCCGTGGATGTTGAGTTCGTCACGGATGATGGTCGCGATGATGAAACGCAGTTGGACATTTGGGGGGCAACAGACGAGGAGAAAATTAACGAGTTGGAATGGTTATGGGAATCGCTTTGCTACGAGATGGAAAGCGACAGAAACAGCGTGTCAAGTGTGTTTGCATACGGGTACATTGTTGATTGACAGGGAGGTACAGAAATGAATATTATTAAAATGTATGACAAGGCAGTGGATGAAAAAGTGTTTTTCATTGGGGTAAAAGAATACCTCTTGGACAAGAATCTCACGGGGGCATTTAATGCTGACACAGCAGACGAGATTCTTGATGCCTTTATGGAGTATCTTGACGAGAATTATCCGTCTGGAGAAGTATTCTACTATACGGAAGAGGATAAGGTACAGAGAGTTGAGGAGTTCTGTGACGAGATTTTCTCCTACTTGGGGGAAGACTATGAAGCACTTGAAATTGTGGGGTAATTAAAATGGAAGAGAAGAAAGAACCTGTTAAGATTCAGCACGGACATTGGGTGACCACGGAAACAAGTTATGAATGGCTTGAGGACTACTGTTCAGTGTGTGGAAAGTTCCAAGATGCTTTCTGTGAGTTAAAAGTCTGTCCTAATTGCGGGGCGATTATGGACGAAAAAAGACAGTAAAGTCCAGTTTGATTAAAGGGGTTGGAGTTATTCCAACCTCTTTTTTGTTAAAAATTAAACCCGCAGCGGAATTTTCTGGATGCAGTAAGAATTGTCTATTAGCACATATCTGGAACATTGTCAAGTTAAAAATGCAGAAAAATAATTTTTATTTTTACTTGACAAACCCAGCAAATCCGTATATAGTATATATGTAGGGCGAAGGCAAAACACACCACCTCTTGAGTTGGAAAGTTTTTGAAAAAGTTTCAAAAATAACTTGACAAACGGAGTAGGTCGCAGTATAGTATAGGTGTGGGGCAGAGATAAGCCCTAAACAACAAAAAGAAAAAGGAGAAAAAGCCAATGTTCAAAATCGACGAACTGGTAAAGGCAAGCGACGGCAGACTTCTTTCCAAAGAAGTCATTAAAAACGGAGAAGACCTGTTAGGTATCTATCTCAACAATAGTGACGGAGAAAAGACGCTTTCCGCTATCATTTATGAAGATAGTGTTGAGCAACTTACCGAAAACTGTGATACTATCGAGAGTGCAGTGCAGACGGTCTATGATTTCCTTATGGAACACACGGAACGGCAGAGTAGCATTAAGCCCTTAACGGACATTTTCAACAATGCGAAAGACCTCTATGAGCGTATTCAAATCCGTGCGATTTCCGCAGACAAGTCCAACGGGGACATTCTTCCAGTGAAGACGGAAGACGGCATTTCGTACTACTATCAAATCTTCTTTGATATTGACGACGGAGCGAGCGCATTACTCCCGAACAGAACCATTGAAAAGATTAAAGCGGAACTCGACATTACGGACGAGGACATTTGGGAAAAAGCGGTCTTCAACACGGAGGTAGCGTCTTGCATTGAAGATAATGTAATGGGACTTCCTATGACAGTTAGCACGAACGCTCAAAAGTATTATGGTGCGGCGGCTATCTTCGTTTCGCAGAGTTTCCGTGACGAGGCGGTCGAGAAAGTTGGTGGCTCATTCTATGTAGTGCCGTCAAGTGTTCACGAGTGTATTCTTTTGCCCGACGGAGAAACTACGGTTGAGCAGATTAAAGAAGTTCACAAAATGGTGCAGTGCGGTATGGAAGATAAGGACATTCTTACTTCAAATATCTTCCACTGTGCAGAAGACGGAACGCTCACAATGGTCGCATAAAGCGAGTGCAGATATGCACCCCTAACCGAAAGGTTGGGGGTGTTTTTTATGCTAATAAAACCAATGGACTACCATCGTGGCTCGCGGCCACAGTGTGAAAATTGCCTATTACCACATTCTGTGCAATTTGTCAAGTTATAAATGAAAATATTTTTACGCTTAAAAATAGCCCTTATTTCGATTTTTGTCATGCCGTTCGATACTTTTATCGTCTAATATACAAAATGGCTAAAACGGGGCAAATTAAGCGTTATACGGCAAATTAAACTTTTTTGAAACTTTTTCTAAAATAACTTGACAAAAGTGCTTAGGAGGAGTATATTATACTTGTGAGCAGGGGATACCTGACACGAGAGGGGGGGATAAAAATG